CAGCGGGGCGAGAAGCAGCCGCCCCGTATCTCAACCGGCCTTTATCCCCTCGATAAGGCCCTCGGAGGGGGGTTCCGGCCAGGATGGCTCGTTCTGGTCATGAGCCTCAATGGTCACGGCAAGACAGCCCTGGCTGTTAACGGTTTCGCGTGGGCTGTCGCCCAACAAGGGCGGCCAGCCCTCATCATATCCCTGGAAATGCCCGCTGATCAGCTAGTGGGACGCCTCATCGCCGCTGAATCCGGCATACCAGTCCAGCTACATGACCAAAAAGGCCTCAATGAGGACCAACTGGTGGCCATGACCCATGGAGCACAGAAGGTTTCAGCGGCTCCCATCCGCATTGTCGGCCATCAAGCCGCTACGATTGACGCTGTGCGTCATGCAGCCCGGTCATTCAAGGCCCAGAAGGGTGATTTGGGCATCGTTGTGGTGGATTACATCCAACTCATGCGCTCTGAGGGCAAAAATGGCAGCAGAACCGAGGAACTGGAGCGAATCAGCCGTGGTCTCAAGGAACTGGCCATGGAGTTGGACTGTGTGGTGGTTAGCATCTCCCAACCGACCATGGCAGCCAAGAGAGCCACCGGTAGGCCCACTATTCGGGACAGTAAGGGCAGCGGAGCGATAGATGATGACGCTGATTTGGGCCTTGTGCCGTGGTTGCTCCACAATGTGGACGAAAACGCGAAGCCATGGGAGGCCGAGATAGGTATGGACAAGTTCCGGCACGGACCCAGGCGCAACCTCTACCCGTCAGACATCGAATGGGACGGAAGTAGAACTCGTTTCATTACCACTGGCGCTTCCTTCAGGGGATAGTTGTGATGCCCTATGCAACAAGGACGGGCACACGCCGCAACCGCGCGGTTATGCACGAGGCCGGATGGGGGTTTTTCCTTACTCCCGATGCTCATTCGCTTGGGGACTGGAAGGGGCGTATAGCGCTGGACAATGGTGCGTGGGGCTCTTTCCAAAGAGGGGAGCCGTGGTCTTCGTCTTGTTTTGTTCCGCTCGTCGAGCGCTACGGGGCACGGGCGGATTTTGTTGTTGCGCCTGATATTGTTGCTGGTGGATTGGCCTCTTTATCTGCATCCCTCCGCTGGCTTCCGCGTCTGCTGGGGTGCGTTGAGCGAGTTCTTATTCCCGTCCAGGACGGGATGGTTCCTTTAGACGTTGATGACTATTTGGGGGAACGTGTGGGTGTTTTTGTGGGCGGCACCACTGAGTGGAAGCTCGCCAACCTTCGTAGCTTCTGTGAGTTGGCCACAGAACATGGGGCGTGGTCTCATGTTGGGCGTGTCAACAGCGTGACTCGTATTAATAAATGCTTATCCGCAGGCGCGACGTCGTTTGATGGAACAAGTGTAAGTCGGTATGCAAAGACACTCCCGAAGCTGGATGCAGCTCGACGGCAGACGACCATGTTCAAGGGGTTTGACAGTGTATAGCGTCGCGCCAAACGGCGTCTTCTGGAGCATCCAGGGTGAGGCACACCTTCGGGGGTTCCCGATGGCGTTCCTTCGTCTTGCAGGCTGCTCGGTAGGCTGCCCTCGCTGCGACACTGACTATTCGGTCGCGGAGAAGCTCACTGAAATCGATGTAGTCGACAGGGTTCTCAGCGTCTTCCCAGAGCGCTACCGCGACCGGTGGGTTTGGATCACGGGCGGCGAGCCTTATGACCGCCCCATGCGCCCGCTGGTCACCGCGTTCAGGAAGTTTGGGGTCTCTATCGCCGTCGCGACGAGCGGCAAGCATCGAGCGATCGAGGCGGTCGACTGGCTGTCTGTGAGTTACCATGGCGGCTATCCGCTCATGCAGAAGTACGGCCACGAGATCAAGCTCATCGACGGCCTCAACGGTCTCGACCCGTGGGAGTACCTTGAGGAGTACCCCGATGACATGACCGACTTCTGGTATCGCTATGTGCAGCCGCTGACGGTCGATGGTGTCGAGGACGCCGACAGCCTTCAGCGATGCGTCGAGTTCGTTCATGAGCACCCTAACTGGGCGCTCTCACGCCAAGACCATGTGGTCTGGAGGTTGCCATGAGAGTGATATGCCTTAGCGGAGGGCTCGACTCCGCAGTTGCCCTCCTTATATCCCCGGAAGCGTTCGATCTCGCGTTGACGTTCGACTACGGGCAAACGCGGGCGGGGCACGGGGAGCCCCCAGAGGTATCGGCTGCGCGCAATATCGCAGACCGGGCCGGAGTGCCCCATGAGATCATCACGGTGAAGTGGGGGGAGTGCCCACCCAAAGCCGGATTGCTTGGCGGTCATGTGGATACGGCAGTCTCCAGCGTTGTGCCAGGCCGCAACACGTCGTTCATTGCCCTCGCCGCGATGCGTGGTGCCACCTCCGTCACCCTGGGGTGCAATGGGGACGACCAGGCCGCATACCGGGACTGCCGAAAAGAGGTACTCATGTCGGTGGGCCGCGCGTGTGGAGTGCGAATCAATCTCCCGCTAGAGCTTCTCAGCAAGCGGGAAATCCTGCACCTCTCCAAGGACTGCGCGCTCCACATCGATGATACGGTAACGTGCTACAGGGGCACCGGCTGCGGGGAGTGCGCGTCTTGCCGTCTGCTCAAGAGCGTCATCGACGGACATCAGGCGTGAGCGCCTCCTTCCGTGGCTAGGGGCCGAACGAAGGCCATCTTCCCTGATGCGCCCTTCTTTGTACCACCTGACGTCTGGCTATCTATTGACCCGGCAAGCGGCAAGAAGGACTCCTACGCAGTCCGCTGGGAGAGGAGCAAGGCTGTCTCATTTGTCTCCATCAAGCACCACAGCCGGGACAGCATGGTCAAAACACTCGGCGGTAGCGGCCTCGTCGTCGTCGAGGGGGGTGGGTTCGTCGGGGCCAATGCTGCCAGCGCACTTGCGCTCGCCAGGGTGAGGGAAAGGTTCGCCTGCATGGCGTGGCACAAAGGCATCCCCACCCTGGAGGTGAGGCCAGACCATTGGCGCTCTATCCTCAAGCTCGCAGCACGCCCAAGATCCCAAGCAGTTGCGGCCCAGAGAACTCTGTGTAAACTACTGGGCAGAAAGGGCAAGAAGCCCGCGCTGCCACTCGCGGCGGATGCAACCAATGATGACAAGAGAGCAGCACTGCTTATAGGTTGGGCGTGCTGCCAAGCATGGAACTGGCTCTGAGGTGATTCATGGCGACGGCGAAGAAGAAAACTCCAGGGAAAAAGAAGAGTGCTAAGATCACCGTGTCGAAGGAGGCAGCGGCAGCCGTGGTGGCCCACGCACCGAAAGCCCGCAGCAAAGGGTCTCCCAGCACTGGGTCGCACCTGAAGAACCTCGTCCGCTTTCGAGAGATAGATATCGATAAGCCCCTCGCAAAGTTCATCATGAAGGTCACCAAGCGCGGGAACTTTGAGGACCCGACTGAGGCGGCAGTAGCCATGCTGCGCTACGTTGCCCACTTCGCCACCCAGCGCGGGCTCGGCTCGTTCATCCCACACGTCCGTGCGTTCAAGGGTAAGAAATGAGCGCCTTTGCTGCCGAGGGTGAGGCGATGCACGAGGGCTACAAGATCGCCTCGAAGGACATCGTTGTCTATGACCCGGACAAGCGCTCTGGTGGGGTGGCCAAGGCCACCATCGTCGAGGGCCTCATCGCCGAAGCGGTGGCGAGCAGTAAGATCGCTCTCGACGTTCTCCACGAGGCCGACGGAGACAAGAACGAAGAGGCCTCGGCGGCCTTCAAGATCATCGGGCTCGAACTCATCAACCTTGTCGGGATGCTCGAAGGCTACCATGACGCCGCGCTACGCCCGAAGCATCGAGCGGCCCGCGCTATCATCGTTGGTATGATCGCCAAGATGAAGGCCAACGACATCCAGGATGGGGGCACCGACGAGCAGTACGCGCAGTTCGCTCGCGATGTGGTTGGTTTCTTTGAATCGATCCACATCTGTATGCTCGAAGAGACCGACCGTCGCAAACGCCACCGGCACAAGAAGAGGTTCCTCGGTGAATGAAGGGTTAGTCCGAATCGCAGAGCCGGACAATGTCGTCCTGTCGGTGACCGAGCGCGTCATGAAGAGCCGCATGCTGATGGTCCTCGAAGCCCTGGAGGCCGGCCATAGCAGGAGCGCTGCCGCAGCGATGGCTCAGATCTCACCAAGCACTGTGTCGGCGTGGGTGCGTCGCGCTCAAAAGAACCCCACCCATGTGCTGTATCCATGGTTTCTGCATGAGATTCAGCGAAGCGAAGGCGTTGGCGAGAGCCTCTTCGCCAACATCGTCATCAGAGAGGCGACCGAGAAGCACAACTGGCGCGCTGCCATGTTTGTGCTACAGAAGCGTTACAAGTGGACAGGTCAGCCCGAAATGGATAACGAGATAGCCCATGAGCGGCAGAAGGCTCAGCTTCATAAGGTTAAAGCCGACACTGCTCTGGTAGAAGAGCGCACGCGGGTGCTCAAAGAGGGCGGCGAAGAGGTTGTTTTGGATCGGCTCCGAGACATCCTCGGCGAGGTGCGTGAAGAGATGAAGCCGAAGGATGGCAGCGCCCCTGAGTCGGTTAACTAATCACGAGGATGAGCTGCGCCGTTGCGCTGCGGACTTTCGCTACTTCTGTCGCTATCTGAAGATAGTCGATAAGAAGGCGACGCTCATCACGTTCCAACTCAACGAGGCCCAGCAAGACCTCCTCAACGCCATCGAGGAGAACCCCTGGGTCTTTGACCTCAAGGCCCGTCAGCTGGGCGGCACCACTGGTGTAGCTGCTTACGCCTTCTGGCACGCTTACTTCAGGCCCCACTTCAGGGTGGGCGTTATGGCGCAGAGTCGTGAGAGCGCTGAGCAGATCTTTGAGATCTATAAGCGGTTCTACGACAACCTGCCGAAATGGATGGTGTTTCCCACGGAGAAGTCCAACGTCCGTGAGCTGCTCTGGTTCCACGGCGGGATGGTCAGGGTGTTCACCGCCAACACGCAGTCGGCTCGCGGCACGACGTATAACTTCCTGCACTGCTCGGAGTTCGCGTTCTACTCAGACGTTGAGCGCACCATCCAGTCTGCGTTCCAGACCGCCACGCCTGACGCTATTGTGGTCATGGAGACCACAGCCAACGGCCTGAACTACGCTCACGACCTCTGGGCCGGCGAGAACGGTTACAAGAAGGTCTTCTTGCCGTGGACCAAGGCGAAGGAATACTCGCTTAAAGATCGACCGCAGGGCCTCGGCACCACCATCCCGGCGAAGTGGCGTGAGTACGCCGATGAGCACAAGCTGTCGAAGCAGCAGCTGTTTTGGGCGTTCCACACCTACCGAACCAAGTGTGGCAGCAACTGGCAGACGTTTCACCAGGAGTATCCCGCCACCAGCGAGATGGCCTTCATCACGTCAGGTGAGCAGTACTTCAGCGTCGTCTTTCCGCACGTCAGGGCCAAGTCTGGCTACCAGCGTTACGCTGAGCCAACGAAGTATCACGTCTACGCGATGGGCGTGGACACTGCGTCCGGGTCACCCTCAGGCGACTACTCGTCCTTTTGCGTGTTGGACATCACCGACAAGGAGCGCCCGCGTTGCGTCAGCACTTACTACGTAAGGATCTCACCAAGCGAGTTCTCAGCCAGGGTCCACAAGGAGGCCAAGGAGTGGGACGCGCTGGTGGTGGCGGAGTCCAACTCGTACGGACTAAGCATTATCGAGCATCTTATCGGCGAGGGTTACGCAAACCTTTACCGTAGGACGCAGTTCGACAAGATGGCCAAGCGGTGGAAGGAGGAGTTGGGCTTTGTGACCACTGTGGCCACGCGACCCGTCATCCTTGCGCGCCTGCACAAGTTTGTTTCCGAGGAGCGCTTGGCCATCAACGACGACCGAATGAAGGCCGAGATGAACACGTTCGTCTACGACAGCAAGGGCAAGCCGCAAGCCGATCGAGGCAAGCACGACGACATGGTATTCGCCTGGGCGCTTGCCTTGGCCGGTATCGATCAGATAGAGGCCGTTCGAGAAGAGAAACTATCCAAGCGCCCGTCATCATTGCGCGAGTTGTTGGCATACGAGAGAGCAACGGGTAGGATCTTCCAAGATCAGTGGGTAGCGGATGAAGAGGACTGCCTCGATATCCTCTCCCAACCACAACTCGTGCGAGAGCACGTCAACCCCGCCAAGATTCCACGGCGTTAAAAGGAGTTAGAGATGAGCTTTCTAAGCGAAGAGAAAACCGCAGAGCTTTACAAAGAGCTGGAAGGCGGCATTGGCGAGGGAGGCTCGATTGCGTCTTCGATCCCAGACGTAAAAGAGGAGATCGAGACCGCACCTGCGGTCGAAGAGAAGGCAGAGGTTGAGACCAAGACGCCGGAAGTGCCGGACGTTGAGGTTGAGGCCAAAGCCGAAACCGGCAAGAGCGAGGAGCAGTCAGATACCTCAGCGTCAGACGGTAATGCTGAGGAGGAGTCTGCCCCACCGGGCCACCGCGTCCCGTATAAGCGGTTTAAGAGCGTTCTTGAGGCGCGCAATCAGTACAAGTCAGAGGCTGATGACCACCGCGCCCAGATGGATGCCTACGAGAAGCAGATGGAGTTGATGCGGAACGAGATGTCCGCGATGCGAAATCTGCAACCCGCCACGCCGGTTGAGAGCCATGTTGATCCTATCGATGCCGAACTCGACAGGCTTCTCGCTGGACAGACCGACCTGCCGCAGGAGGTGAGACAGCAAATCACCGCCATGGAGGCCAGGCTGCACCAGCAAGAAGTCCACGCCGAGCGACAGCGCCTCAGGCACGAAGTGGCCGGGGTCGTGGGGAGCCACGACGAACGACTTCACAAGGATATCCAACAGGTTCTCTACAGCGCCGTTCAACGTGATCCGAACGCGGACTTGAATCGCGTGGCTGAACAGTACGTGGCCTGGTTGGCCCAACGTGAGGAAGAGGCGATTGCCCGATACCTCAAGGTCAACCCAGATGCCTCCATCGAGGAGGTTGCAGAGGCCGCTGGTGGGACTACGTCGGGCGTTCCTAGTCGACCCAAACGGGCCGGCACGGGGGCGTCCAGCGTAGCCACAGCCGCAGACAAGCAAGGCTTCGGCTCGATCACAGAGGGCTCAGAAGCCCTCCTGAGCGCCCTGAAAAAGGGCACGCTCAACCTCTTCGGCTAACAGGAGTTAGAAAATGGCGGAAGCCACAAGAACTACGCTCGATGCGATTTTGAAGGACTACTACATTGGTCCTCTACAAGAGCAATTAAATCAAGAGGTTATGGTTCTCAACTTGTTTGAGAAGGCCAAGATCTCGTGGGCAGGCAAGCAGGGCGTCGTGCCCGTGCATGTCGGACGCAATACTGGCGTCGCATTCAAGGCTGAGTCAGCACAGTTGGAGGCCGCTGGAACGCAGACCACCAAGCGCCTGACCTTCGAGGCGGCCTACCTCTACGGTCGGTTCCAGGTGACTGGTCCGGCGATTGCGTCGGCTGCCAAGGGCGGAACGGCTAGCTTCGTTGGCGCTCTCGAACTTGAGATGGACAAGCTCAAGGACGATGTTCGCA